TCCGTCAAGGGACCGTAAGCCTGAACCACGAAGCTTAGTCCGCCACTCGTGGGTGTTCTCTATACTGATTTTGTCCCACTCGCTGATAGCCCCATTGGCCAGGATAGGGTACGACGGCCCCACCTGTCAGAAGGCGTTCATGGCAATTATGATCATGTGCTGCGTGGCGTGGATTACGTTGTGCTGTCCAGAATCCGGGAAAGTTCTTTCTTCAGATCTCTCTTCAGGTCGAACAAGGAACGCTCCAACTCCTCGCGAGAAACCATTTCCCGCCGGATCTCGCTGATGTCCCGGCGGATGTCTTCGATAGATACCCAGGTTCGGTTGTGCCCATCGTCTGTGTTGGCCTGCTTGGATTCGATGTAGGATAGTCGCTCGAAGATCTCGGCGGCATTTTGGGTGGGGATGTGCGGCGGCCGTCTCGTCAAGCGATGCACAACCGCCGTAAGAATTGAAAAGACACCAGCGATTACCGCGCTTATCCATGCCCAGTTTCCACTAGGCGTCGGCTCGTTGCCGTTGATACTGAGCATGTCCTATGGTCTCCATGTACCAATAGTACTAAAACCTACCCACCAGTATCCGGTGGAGGCGGGGGATCCGATTCCACGGCCGGCGGTTCTGGTGGAGCGTCCGGATGCGGTTCGTGCTTGTGTGGATGGTGGGGATGCGGAGGTTGCGGTTCCTCATCATGTTTCTTACGATCTTCAAAAGGTCTCATGGTGTTATTCTACACCCGTGGTATGATGGCGGACGATGGCCACCTCGCACAAAAAGAAGCCGGCCAGTCCAACATTGGACGGCCGCAAACCTATCAAGGACATCAAGCTACCCGACAAGATCGCAACCCGCAGCGTCACTGCCAAGAGTCTTGGTAAAGGCACGTACCAGAAGGCCATCCTCGCGGCCGTGGCGCCAATCCTCATCCCTGATATGATCAATAGCCTTCGTCGGAGTACACACCTAAACGACATGCAAGCTAACAAGCTCATCGCAGAAATCTTCGGATTGACCGGCGCGAAGGACAGAGGCTTGGTGGTTAACGTCAACCAGCAGAACAACAACACGGCCGAAAGCCACGCGCACCGGGCTTCGGATGGGCCAAGGTCGTTCGAGGATATCCAGCGAATCCTCGAAGAAGAGGAGAAGCAGCGCAAGGCGATCCCAGCCAGCTTCGATGTGATCTCGTTCGAACCCACGCCAGATGCGGTACTCGTAGAAGAGTAGCTCATGGGTAGCCTATTCGATCCGGCCGCTTGCCTGATTCAGCCACCGCCTCCGCAGATCATCATTCCGCCGGCCATAATCATCCCCCAGGCCAAGAAACTACCTCCGTCAGCCGCCACCGTATCGATCGGCAACCTCGTCATTCCCAAGGGGAGAGATCGGGGGGTTCAGCTTCTCGTGGACCACCTGGACGCACATGCGGACAAGTACATCCGAGAGGGTGAGTGGGACCGGATGGGACCGGATGAGAGGTTCCAAACCCTCAATAAAGACGAGCGCAACTCTGTCCTGGAACAAGCCCGGTTCTGCCGCCGAGACTTCATCTACGCGGCCCGCCAATTCTTCTGGATCACGAATGACCAAGGCCACGACCAACTGTTCACCCTGTGGGAGTCCCAGTGGCTCGTGCTCCAGAAATGGATGGAGTTGAAAAAGAAGTCACGCGCCCAGAAGATCATGATCTTGAAAGGGCGCCAATTGGGTTGCTCGCTCCTCATCGAGGCCATGATAGCTTGGCGGACGATGTTCTTTCGAAACACCGAGGCCATCGTGGTCTCGGTGGATGAAGAACAAAGCTCCTACCTGTACGGTCTGATGTTGCATTTTTACGATAAAATGCCGTGGTGGCTGAAGCCGGAAGCAGCCACTCTGGAGGTGAAAGGTGGACTTCACTTCGACCGCAAGGACCGTGAACAACGCCAGCGGAACCCAGGCATGAACTCGCACATCTACGTGCAGCACGCCAACCAGTTGTCCGGCGTCGGGCAAGGTAAGCGGCTGTCGGCCGCACACGTCTCGGAGTATTCAGACTTCCAACAGGCGAAGGCCAAGGAGATCATCGAAGGCGATTTGCTCCACTCCATCCACGATAACGATCCCAACTCGTTTGGGTTCTTGGAGTCCACCGGACGAGGCTCCGGAAGCTACTCACACATGCTGTGGAAAGCCAATATCAAGATGGGAGAGGATGCTGAGTGGTATCCGTTGTTCCTGCCGTTCTTTCTGGAGCGTAGCCGTGTCGTGGCGCCGCCGCAAGGGTGGCACGTTGACAAGCCAGAACGGATGTTGCGAGAGCGCGTCATGAGCGAGTGGGTTAAGTGTGATGCGTGCGCTCAGTATCACGTGGCTAAGTTCGGCGGAGAGAGTCGGATCGGAATGATCTGCCCGGCCTGCGATAAAGGAACTCTGAATCCGGCGTGTCTTTCCGACGAACAACTCCGATGGAAGGAACTCAAGCGGAAGAACGCAGAGGCTAAAGATAAGGAATCATTGAAGTTACACCACCAGGAAACTGCCTGTACGGCGGAAGACGGGTGGCAACTTTCCGGATATGCCGTGTTCGACGAGGCGTGCCAGGACGCGATGGCCCTCACGGTGAGGAACCCCCTGACGAGCCCGGACGTCAAGGTGGGGTTCATCGACTCCAAGGGGCGCTTCCACGGGGTGAAGTTTGATCGCGGCCGTGATGGCAGCAAGCAACTGAAAATTGGATGCTTTGTGGATGGTTGTCCAGCAGACCACAGGACGTCGCAACTCTGCGAGGACGAGTCCACCTTCATCCAGTGGGAAGCTCCGATCCCAGGCCGGGAGTATTCGGTTGGGGTGGATATCGCTGAAGGAATCGGTGAGGACTACTCCGTCATCGCGGTGAACAAACTGGGTAAGGCTGGATCTCCGGATGAGCAAGTGGCTATTTGGAGATCGAACGACGTTGAGCCGCTGGATCTGGCATTCTTCGCCAACACGATCGGCCGGATGTACAACGAAGCCCTCATGTGCATCGAGTACAACTTCTATAAGTCGGTGGCCGATGCCGTCCGTGGCCAGTATCAGTACCCGAATCTTTTCCGGTGGAAGCATCTGGACTCGAAGGACCCGATGTCCAACAAGTTCCACTGGATGACTCAGCCGAACACGAAGCCGAAGCTGTGGCAACAGGGACGGAAGTGGATCAAGGCCGGGTGGTTCATCGTGCGCTCGCCGAACTTCGTGGAGGAAAGTCAGACCTTCCAGAAGGACGACGAGGACGACAAGAAGGCCGAGCACGCCAAGGGCTGCCACGATGACGAACTCCTTTCTGTGTTGATCGCACTGTACTGTGCCCACGAATGGGCCGCCGACGACAGTGGGAGGATCAACCCGCCTTTAGCTATATCAGAGGTCGAACCGCCGCGCTACAAAATGATCTGCAAGAAATGCGGCTGTGAGTGGGGAGCGGCGCGGCCGGACACGGAGTACCGGTGCCCGAAGGAAGACTGTGGTAGCATCTTCCTGGTTGGTATCCCGCTGGAGGCTCCGGACCCACGGGCCACGTTGGACCTTGATACCCTGCTTGGGGTTAAGACTGGGGAGAAAGGCGAGTCGATAGCGCCGTACAAGGGATATGACTCGCGCGTGATCCAGCACACCCACCCGGAAGGTCTCCGGGGCAACGGCCGGCCTGACCCAGGAGAGAGCCGCGAGAATTATTGGGGACGATGAATATGATTCCAGCGCAGCAGTTCACGGTGTGGTTGGTGATTCTGGCGGGAGCCCCGGCCATCTTTGCGGCGGTCCTGTCTTTCGTGGGGATCATCCTCAGCAGGAAGATCGACGCGGTTCACCTTCAGATCAACAGTCGGATGGATGAATTGCTGGCGGCCACCAAGGAAGCGGCCAGGAGCCAGGGCAACGTCGAGGGACGAGCGCAGGCCATGGTAGAGCAGGCGCGAGACGATAAGAAGAAATCCTCTTGACATCCAAGCCATCTCCAGTTACTATCTAAATCGGAACTGATATGCGTTACCTGTTCTCAAGTTCGTCCCTCCTATCGAGCCACCGACTCTGGTCGGCCGGCTCCTGTTTGTATCCCCTCTAGCTACATTCGGAAGGTTGGCAGAGTCCGGCTTATTGCGGCAGATTGCTAATCTGTTGTGGCCTCGGCCACCGTGGGTTCAAATCCCTCACCTTCCGCCATCAAGTTCTTTGACATCTGAATTGGACGCGTGCGTGAGCGGTTGAAACGGACAGGCTGTAAACCTGTTGTCTCTTCGGGGGCCACGGTGGTTCAAATCCATCCGCGTCCACCAAGTTTATGCCGGGGTGGCGGAATTACTAGACGCGGTAGTCTTAGGAACTACTGTCTTAGGACGTGAGGGTGGGAGTCCCTCCCCCGGTACCAAGTTTTCCGCCCTTAGCAAAACGGTAAAGCAGCCGGCTCAAAATCGGTGGCCTTCGGGCGTTGCTGGTTCGAATCCAGCAGGGCGGACCATGCTCTCGTCGTTCAGTGGCTAGGACCTCCGGCTCCAACCCGGATGACGCCTGTTCGAATCGGGCCGAGAGTGCCAAAGTTTCAGGAGGGTTCATGACGCTTCTGTTTTCATTGACGGCGAAGGATTTCAAGATCGAGGACCTGACGTCCGGTGGCAAGGGCGGCCAACACGCCAACCGAAGCCACACGGCGATCCGCATGACGCACCCGCCGAGCGGGGCGGTCGGGTACTCCGCCGACGAGCGGAGCCAAACCACGAACAAGCGGACAGCGTTCCTCCGGATGGTTGCGACGAAGCAGTTCAAGGACTGGCACAAACTTGAATGCGCCAGGAGAATGGGGAAGGTCGGCGAGCCGGAAGAGAATGTCCGGCGCCAAGCAGCGTTTGGAGAAGGCCGGATCAGGACATACCACTTCCCTGAACAGCGGGTGACCGACGAGCGGCTGGACAAGCAGTACCCGCTGGCACCGATCATGGATGGGCGTTTGGAAAAGTTGATCACGGATTTAGTTCAGCACCGCAAGCAAACGGAGAGCGCACCGGCTGCAACCCGGTAGAACTCGGTTCAATTCCGAGGCGGTGCTCCATGAGGAGAGGTGGCCGAGCCCGGTTTAAGGCGGCGGTCCCGAAAACCGCAGGCCCTTCGGGGTCCGTGGGTTCAAATCCCACCCTCTCCTCCACTCCCACACTGTACAGATCTGCACAGGCAATCATACGGAATAGGATCATACTGCACCCAGGAGGAACTATGTTCCCAGCATTCTTGGTGCAGATAGTGATTGTCCTGATCATCGTGGGCCTCGTGCTGTGGGTGGTTGCGCAGATCCCGATGGATGCCGCCATCGCAAGGATCATTCGGGTGGTGGTGATCGTGGCGGTTTGCTTGTGGCTACTCTCGATTCTTCTCGGGTACGCCGGGTCGGGGCCACCTTTGATCCGAACGAGGTGATCGACGCGTCCAACATTGGACCGGAAAATAAGTCTTGACTTCCAAAACGGATCCGATGTAGACTCTAACTCAGATGACAAGGCAACCCAAATTCGGGAGAAACGAAACGATGCAGCCGGCCAATATCGGCCGTGCGAAGCACGTGGATACCCAGGATGGGCCGCCGGTCATCGACTGATTCTTTCAGCCAAAACACGATGAAAGCGGCCCGGCGGTCCCACAAAAAGGATCGACCGGGCCTTTAAGTTTTCGGGGAGTAGGGAAGCGGTTTAACCCATCTGCCTTGGGAGCAGAGGAGCGGTGGTTCGAATCCACCCTCCCCGACCATTTTGGCCGCGCAGTACCATGAAGGCGCGGATCGATGTTTGAAAATAGAAGGTGTAGGTAGTAATCAATGAAGCGGGGCTGGTATAGCGGCCGTGCCCTGGGTTTCCACAGGTAGCGGGTTCGAATCCCGCCATCCCCTCCATGGGCCGGTATCGGTCTGGGTTTCTACCCCAGTAGCCGTAATTTGGACGATGTGGGTTCGACTCCCATCCGGCCTTCCATTTGCCATCCCCACCCAAGTAAAGGGTGGTATACTCCGAATTGGAAGGAACCAAACCTTTATGACGAGCCCCACTGCACAACAGTTGTTCGGCCCCAACCCTTGGGTAACCGATCCCCCGCCCGGAGGGAGTTCCAACTCCGGGCCGTACCTGTACAGCCCTTACTACTTCGCCACCGTGGCAACGGCTCAACTGCTTTGCCAGATCATCGAACTGGGCGCCGGCCTGCCGCCGGGCAGTTGCAAGGTGGTCGAGGTCAACGCGATCACGGGAGTAGGTGGACCGCTGGGGCAAAACCAGCCGAATCAGATGATCCAGCTACCCGACGAAAGCATCACCCCGCGCAACGCCGGGTTGATGGCGAAGTACTTCAACGACTTCGCATCCGTCGAGCAAATCAACCAAGCGTTCGCCATGGAGATCGGCCAGCCGTTCTCCTTCGTGATGCCGCCGCCTCCCGCCGCTCCCGTCCTGAAGCCCACCCCAGGGGTAGAGCTTATGATCGCCGCGATCGGCGGGACCGCCATGCAGGCGGACGGCACCACCTGGAAGCGCCTATCGTGATACGATAGGACCAACAGCCTTTAGGGAATCGCCAACTGAAACGGCCCGCCCCCTGCGAAGGGAAGCGGGCCGTTTTAATTTTCCGATGCGGCTTGAAGGGTAAGCGGAGGGGGTACCGGCAACCAGCGCGGCGGCCAGTGCGTCTTTCTTGTTCTGGATGCTGGTTCCCAAATCCGTCATGGCCTGGAGTTGAGTGGGGGTGGCCCCTTGCGCCAGAGCCGCATCCACGGCGGACTTGATGAGCGCTGGGATTCCGCCGATGAAGACGATGGCACCGTCGATCACGGTGTTCTCGTCGGTGACTTTCTGGGTGAGTGCTGTTAATGCTTCGTCCAAAGCTGCCATTTTTTTCTCCAATCTGGTGACCGCCATGAGAATCCGGGTGAGACTGGAGTTATCATCGTCGTCCTCATGAGCGGCATGATGGTACACGTCAATACGTAAGGTGACCATACAAACGAAGAGTATCACGAATACAGGCAGGAAAGATGTGATTACCGCCACATCCCTTGACTCCAGTAACCCTTTGCGTTACAGTGCTCACAGGAGATTCCAATTCCATGGCAAAGAAGCCAACCGACACAGTGAAGTACAACCTTGAAATCGAACTTAAAGAGGCGCACGTCCCAATCCTGACGGACATGATGGAGATGCCGGAAGGGGTGGACGCATCGCCCTCCCAGAAGATCCGCGACATGACCGAGGACGTCCTGACCCAGATCGCGACCGGCGGCGTCCTGTTCCCGCCGGATGATGTGAAGTTGGTCCTGGATTCCACGGGCGTCCAATTGAGCAACGCCGAGGAACTGATCCCCTACATCAGCGACGTGGCGGGAATGGTGGACGGGAAGCACCGGGTGACCGTGCTGATCGATCCGGCCAACTACCCGGCGTACGAGGAACTGGCCCGCACGCAGGAGCGGACGGTCGATGCGCTCATGCAGGAAGTGGTGGACGCGGTGCAGGAGAACGAGTGGGTGTACGAGCTTCACCCCCGGCCGCACCACGTACTCATGACCGAGGTGGCGGCCGAACGGCTGGCCGAGATCCTGGGTGCGAAGTTCAACACCGGGACGGAACTGGCGGACCTGATCGAGAAGAAGCTGGCGCCGCCGGCCGAGGAAGACGCGAGTAGCCTGTTTGAGGAAACGGCGTCCAATGTTGGACGGGTGGAGTGATGGAGCCGGTGTCCCCTGTTGTTCCTGGATTTGATCTCCCGGAGGTTGTGCTTGCGGAGCACCAATCCGAATACGCGCCCCTCCCGGCGTATCGCGACGACACCGGCAACGTCGTGACCCGATGGAGGTTCACTTGGCGAGAGCGAATCCGCGTACTCCTGCACGGGAATCTGTGGCTCGTATCAGCCACATTCAACCACCCCCTCCAGCCGGTTTACTTGGACACCGAGTGTCCCATCAAGAACGCATCCCACCAGAACGACAAGGAATGGAGAGGGTGGTGGGTGACCTGGGACTTCAAGGCATTCAGTAAGTTCAAGAGAGATCGGAGGGGGGCATGAACCGTCGGGCCTTTTTCGCCACCGTGCTGGCGCCGCTGATCGCCAAGCGTACTCCGGAAATCAGCACGTACGGGTTCTCCCCCTGTGCGGATCAGATCTTCACCCGGAGCCCAATCTTCTACACGGAACTGAACAGCCGGGACAACTCGTGTTTCCTGGGAGGTGACCCCATTGCCTAGCCGCGAACTGGTCTGCAAGAACGAGGCGTGCCCGGCCTACCAGCCGGTGGCCTCCATGACCGCCGACGAAGTGCTCCACTGCGAGTGCGGTAGCCGACTGGAGATTGTGGTCTACGCACTCAAGCCGCTGTGGGTTGGGCCGATTTCCGCCAAGTACTTGGACCGGTCCAAAGAGGGCGGCAACAAGCGTGACGGTGGCCACTGGGTTTTCGAGAACGGGCCAAAGCATGGGAAAGATGCCAAGGCCACGTACATTGAAACTTGGCAGGACCAGCGGGACTATGTGAAGCGTAACAACCTCGTCATGCCCAGTGAAATGCCAAATAACTACGAAGTCGCTCCAGATGGAAAGACCACGCTCAACACCTGTGGCATGCCCGGTACGGAGGTGTAGGCGTGCCTTTGTGCGTGTACGTATTACTGGAACCAGAGACGCTGATTCCTCGTTATGTTGGGTCAACGACAGCAACCGCCCGCGAGAGGCTAAACCGCCACTCGCTGGATGTTCACAGGGAGATCCCTAGCACTGCGTGGATAAGAGAGTTGGTCCAAAGGGGAAGCCGCCCCGCTATCCGAATACTGAACCCAGACGCCGCGTCAAGAGATGAGGAACGGGCATGGATTGATCGCCTGAGAGACTATGGGTTCGACTTGCTAAACAGGAAGACCGTCCGCGCAGAAAGATGCCGGACCCGCCACTATGACAGGTTACCGCCCGGCCGACCGGCGGGGAACAAATCATACGAATACAGGGATGGGCACCTAGCGTTCACCGGTAAGCCGCTGAGCACTCGCCTGAAAGAAAACACGTATCGAAAAGTATACCTGCCAAACCACCCACTAGCCAGAAAAGATGGGAGCGTACTTTTAAGCCGCGCCATACTTTACGAGAAGGTGGGGCCATTCCCTTGCGGTTGCCATTGGTGTGGCGCTGACATTCGATGGGCAGTTGGAGAGCCGGGTCCAAACGCTATCGTCGCTGACCATATAGACACCAACCGAGGGAACGACGTTGCATCCAACCTTGTCCCGTCGTGCTCCGCCTGCAACGTGCAGCGTTCTAAATATGGGAAGATTAAAGACGATGAGTTGCAGGTATTGTACTGTGGCAACAAGGTGAGGGCTAGGAAGTTCAAATGTCGGATCTGCGGGACGGAGAAGTTGATCTACAAAAACAAAACGGCTCAGACCTGTTCACAGCGATGCACGATCATCTATGTCCATCAAGTAAGAAAGCAAAACTTGGACCGCAGGAGAGCGTGACTGTATGGCTTCGTTAGCACAATTCCCTCCCCGCGCAGCAGTACAGCGTGAGAAGTCAGGGACGTGGGACCACTCCTCGGGATATGACACCCGCATGCAGCGTTGGAAGGAAGATCTCGTCCGCCAGGGTTCGTCCGAAATGCAAGCATGGAGATCCGTTCAGGAAATCGATCGGGTGATCTCCTATCTTGAAGGGGATTGGTGGGGAGCTAACAGGCCAGCGTATCGCAGCGCTTTTGTGGACAACTACCTCAGCGACCAACGTCGCGAGGCGCTGGCGTCCCTCTCCGACATCCGGCCGTCGATTGACATCACCTCTTCGGTGGAAGCGTACAAGGAGCAGGCCAAGGTCCAGCACTCGTACATCCGTCACCTGTGGAGTTCCGAGAACCTGGACTTGAAGATCGTGACGTGGTTGGACCACGCACTCTTCGGTACCGGGTTCATGAAGATGGTGGCACGGCCGAACCAGTTCATGTTCAGCGCTCATGGGCCGGATCAGGTAATCCCGGTGCAGTGCAATGGGGATCTCCAGTCATCCGGCGCCGTGGTCTACAAGGCGTACAAGAGCCTGGGGTATTTCCAGAATTCCTTCGGCCCGGAGAAGTGCATCGGCCTGGAGCGCCAGTCCGTCAAGATCGCCCAGCAGTTGGGGACCGAGCGGTACCAGCGCCCGGCGGGAGTTCCGGAGTATACCTGGGACGCTTTGAGCCCGCGCCTTCAGCGCCGAGTGTCCCTCCGCAACGCCTCGCTCCAGCAGCAGGGGAACAACTACTCTCCGTTCCCAGTGATCCCGCTGATGGAGATCTACTACGACGATTGGTCCATCAACGAGTTTGACCACCCGGTATGGATCCACCACCCGGACCTTGGCCGGGAAGAACACAACTACCACTACATCGTTCCGCCGGGCGCGAGGCTCTACCCGCGCAAGCGGCTGGTGGTCTTCGCTGGGGATCGCGTGATGTACGATGGGCCTTCGCCGTTCTGGCATGGCCTCTATCCGTTCGCCATGCTCCAGTTGAATCCGTGCGTGTGGAGCCCCGGAGGGATCTCGAAATACCACGATCTGATCCCACTCTGTCGGTCGATCAACGCCGTGGGCGCCGGGATCGACGAGAGCGTCATGCGGGCTCTCAACGGAACCTGGGTGGCCAAGCGTGGCGCCATCCCCGAAGCAGTCTGGGAAGCCTTCCAGCCGGGCAAGCCTGGACAGAAGGTCCTACTTAACCCGGTGGCCAACATCAACGAGTTCAAGGAAATGACAGCGCCGTCCCTGCCCTCTCAGGTGGCGGAGTGGCTGAAGTACCTCGTGGACGACGTGAAGCGCCGGTCGGGTTCCCTGGACATCCAGGGGTTGGCCCGTAAGAAGCAGGCACCCGGCGGTGATGCCATCGAGCAGATGCGGGATACCATGAGTTCCCCGTTCCGCCTGGAAGGCCGGTACCTCGAAGCTGGCCTGGAGCAGTGTGGTGCGCAGACGGTTTCCAACGTCTTCCAGTACGCCGACATGGATAGCCGGTTGAGAATCCTGGGAGCCGATGGGGTGACCTGGGAGGACTTCGATTATCGGGCCTCCACTATGGTCCCCGATTCATCAGACCCAGAGTCGCATTGGCGCTCGTTCGCATTTAAGATCGCCCCCGGATCGAGCCACGGAAGCTCGCGGACCCAGGCCAAAGTAGAGGCGTTTACTATGTATAAGGCAGGCGTCCTCAGCATGGAAGGTTTGTACGAACTGATCAATGCTCCGGCTAACGCTAAGACCGAAATGGAGCGCCTCAAGAAAGAACATGAGATGGGGATTGGTGGTGGCGGCAAGCAACCCAGGCAGAATCGGGCGCAAAGACAAGGGGCGCCGCTCTAGGGAGTCCTCTTGTGGTATTCGGGGTGTTCCCTGCGGTGCGTGTGGAAGCATGATCGGCAGCAGAATACCCCGACCTTATGGCTCTCCTTGTGTTTTGATAACTTCTTTATGGACGTGAATGCGCCGCCGCATTGCAGGCAAGACCGATGTTCTCGTGACGCCCTGA